GGCGTCATCTCTTGATGTTGCGTTATCAATAATGGAGATTACGTAAGATGGCAGCTACTATACCAGGTGCTGGCATCACCACACCGTTAACTTTAACAGAAGATGGTAATAACGATACACTTACATTAACATCAACAGATGCTGATGCTACTACAGGTCCAGTTCTTAATTTAAATAGAAATTCTGCCTCTCCAGCAAACAGTGACAACATTGGTTTTATTAGAGGAACAGGTAAAAATGATGCAGGTCAAGATGTAGATTATACAAATATTTACAACTCGATTGTAAGTGTATCAGATGGTGCTGAGTTCGGTGCTTGGGAACTTTATGTAATGAACAACGGCACTGCAAGAAGTTACATTAAAGCAAATGACTCTGCTGTTATTATAAACGAAGATTCTCAAGACATAAATTTTACTGTTGAATCTAATGGTAATGCCACGATGTTCAAAGTAGACGCAAACGCAGTATCAGGTAATGGTGCTGTTGGCGTTGGTGCAGTAAACACATCAAGAACATTTAATGTCACTACACCTTCTAGTTATTCACAGTACGCTGTTTCTATTATTAACGCTAGTAGTTCAGCTCCTTATGGACTTCTTCTTGATTACAGTGGAGCTGCTCCAGACTCAGGTAGTGATTATTATTTTGCAAATTTTATAGATAGCTCTACCGCTAGATTTAGGATAATGAGTGACGGTGACGTAGTAAATCATGATAATTCTTATGGTTCTATTTCTGATGAAAGAATTAAACAGGATATTACAGACGCAAACTCACAATGGGATGATATTAAAGCTCTAAAAGTTCGTAATTTTAAAATGAAAGATGATATTAGACAGCATGGTGCGGACAAATCTTCTTTACGCATAGGTTTAATTGCACAAGAAGTAGAATCTATCAGTCCTAAATTAGTTGAGGAGACTAGGCCAGAACCATCAGATGTTTTAAGCTCTTCAGAATTTGGAACACTTTATGAAGATGGTGACACCATACCTGAAGGCAGTGAAATAGGTGACGTAAAAGAAGTTAAAGAGAAGGTTAAACGTATTAAGTATTCCGTATTATACATGAAAGCTATTAAAGCACTACAAGAAGCTATGGCAAGAATAGAAGCATTGGAGGCTAAATGAGTTACATAGGACAAGGATTACCAGCTGACGTTTTTTCAGGTTTCACTACTGATGCCTTTACAGGTGATGGTAGTGCTACAACCTTTACCTTGTCAAAAGCTCCGTTCTCAGAGGACGGATTAATAGTTGTTATTAACAACGTCATACAAAGACCCACAACAAACTTTACCGTATCTGGCACAACACTAACTATTGTTGGCACAGCTGTGGCATCAGGGGATGTTATCTATGCTATACACACAAGCGGTGCAGTTCCAAGCACACTCGCATCAAAAGTAGATGTCAATGGATTATCTGATGGTGTTATTCTCGATGCAGATGCCGATACAACAATAAGCGCGGACACTGATGACCAGATAGATTTTAAAACTGGCGGCTCAGACAGAGTATCTATTGTTAGCACTGCGGGTGCAAATGTTCAGGTGGCAGATGGAATAGATTTATTAGATGGAAATTTAAAAGTTGCATCTGGACACGGTATTGATTTTTCAGCTACTTCAGACGCCACAGGCCAAACATCAGAATTACTTGATGATTATGAAGAAGGCACATGGACAGGAACTTTTAGTGATGGGTCAACTGCTTATACAATGAATAATAGCTATAAAGTTGGGAGATATGTAAAGGTTGGTGATAATGTTTGGATTTGGGGTTACTTTAAAGTAACAGATGTTGATGGCGGAGGAGCAAACGAAAACACCAGCACTAAAATAACTGGGTTGCCTTTTACCATGGAAAACAATGCAGAAAACTATGCTCCTGTTCATGTTGGGTATGCAAACTCTTTTGCTTTACCAAACGCATTATCAGTGTTAAGCGGTTACATAGAAATCAGTAACACTTATATTTATTTAACTCGTAACGGTAGCACCGATGGAACTGAATCTGTAACAGGAGTTCATGTATCAGATGGTGGAGAACTTATGTTAGCTGGAATGTATAAGGTAGCATAATATTTAAAAGGAGAAAAAATATGGCAATAACAAAAACAACAAAAATTGGTAAAATAGAGGTGGTTGGTGACTACAAAATTGTGCAAGTTAGGACTGACACAATTATTGAAGAAGATGGTGTAGAGTTGTCTAAAAAATACCACAGGCATCATTTAAACCCAGACGCTGATATAAGTGGCGAACACGCTGACGTAAAGACGATATGCAATACCGTTTGGACTGATGAAGTAAAAGCTGCTTACCAAACATACAAGGAAAACAACCCACCTAAGATGAGTTGAGGATAATATATGAGCCAGACAAAAGTAGAAGCACCATTTATACAAAGAAACGAAATTTTTAGAAATAAGTTTTGTAATGGTGACTTTCAAGTACATCAAAGATTTGATGGGTCGGCTACAGCCGCATCAACAGCGTACATGTCTTTTGATAGAATTAAAACATTGCTTATAAATACAGGAGCTGCATGGACTGTTGAAAAAGAAACTTTGTCGGTAACTGATTTAGCAACGACAGGACACAAACAAGCTTTGGAAGTAAAGTGTACCACAGCTGATACCTCAACTGGTGCAGCTGAATATAATGCTGTATTTTTTTCTCTCGAAGCTAATAGTTTGCAAGATTTAAATTATGGCACAAGTGCAGCAAAAAGTTTAACAGTTTCGTTTTGGGTTAGATCTTATCAAACTGGCACATTTGTTTTAACTGCAGCAAAAAGTGACAGCACGACTTACTATAATCCAAAAGAATATACTATAAATGCAAGTAATACTTGGGAGCACAAAACTTTAACATTTAGCCCAACAGCGGGTGGCACATCACTTATAACAAGCTCCAATGGCGCTATACCCAATGATAATGGACAAGGTATGCATTTTTATTTTATGCTTAATGCAGGTAGTAACTATCACGCAACTAATGATACATGGGCGACAAGTGGTATTGCTACTTCAAACCAAACTAACATGATGTCAAGTACAGACAATCATTGGTCTATAACAGGATTACAAATAGAAGCAGGTGATCAAGCCACTGATTTTGAATATTTACCATTCGATGTTCAATTAAGAAGATGTGAAAGATATTATCAAATCATGCAAGAGGGTAACAACATGCCTTTAGGATTATGTGCTTATTACAGTAGCTCTCAAATAAGTATTCATTTTCCATACAGAACGACTATGAGAACAACAGGTTCTTTAGTTGTGCCAACTGTATCCAATGGATATATAGTTTATAGAAATGGTGGCACTGATAATTTTGATGATGTGTTATTGGGACAATTAACACAATATAGTTTGGAAGTTTATAATAACAGCGATATGAGTGGCACTGCTGGTCAGACAGGCTATGCAAGATTAGCTAACGCCTCCTCTTATATTGCGGTGGATGCAGAGTTTTAATTATGGAAATAGATAAAGTAAAAAAAAATAAATATATGGAAGAGTTTGTTGGTTATATAATAACTTATAAAGACTCTAATTTAAAAGTTTGTTGTCCTATAAATGAGGACAATAAAGATTATAAAGAAGTTATCGAGTGGGAAAAAATAGACGGCAATAATATAGAGGAGGCCGATTAATGGCATACATAGGAAGACAAAACTTAGGTGGAGCATACAGACAGCTTGATGATATCTCATCAGGTTTCGATGGTTCTGATACTACACACACTATGCAGGTCAACTCACAGAATGTAACTGTTGGTGACGTCAATCAGATCATACTGTCTCTTGGTGGTGTAATACAAAATCCAGGCACAGACTTTACAGTATCTGGTAGCGTATTGACATTCACAACAGCACCTGCTGCCAACACAAGTTTCTTTGCAGTGCTACTGGGTTCAGATAATGGTGGGACGGTAACACCGACTGATAGCTCTGTAACGAGTGCAAAATTATCTGGTAATTTAGTTACGCCTGGAACATTAGATGTAAATGGACAAGAATTAATTTTAGATGCTGATGCAGATACATCAGTGACTGCAGATACAGACGATAGAATAGACTTTAAAGCTGGTGGCTCTGATATAGTTCACATATTTGGTAACGGTAATGTTTCTATAGGAACAACAGATGACAATGCAAAATTACAAATTAGAAAAGCTGATAGTAGTGTATCTCCTAATAGTGATGCAGATGAATTATTTATAGAGAACAGTGGTAATACTGGAATAACTATTGGTTCAAGCACTACTGGAACAGGCAATATACATTTTGGAGATAGTGGAGATACTGATAGAGCTTTAATATCTTACAGTCACAATACAGACCACATGACGATTACACACGAAGGTGATGAGTCTATTGTCATGGGCGGTGGTAGATTTCAAACAGGTGGAGAGACTTCTGGAGGTGTTTCTGCTGGAGGTATTTGTGCAAACCAAGGTGCTAGTGATACCGCTATTTTAAATTTTAAATCTTCTGATATAGCTCACGGAATTACTGGTGAAACAGAAACAGACACTTTTGCTGAGTTTAAAAAATTAAACGCTGACGCTGGTGGTTTACAAATTAGAACATTTACAGAGGATGTATACGGTTTTTATCAAGAGTCAACAGCTACTAATGAAAACACCACTACAACAACTAATGCCATTGGTAATATTCATATGAAAGCCTTATTAAAAAGCGGAACAAGTAGAACAGCTATGAGTGCTGATGCTAACTTATTTGTAGTTGCAAACAGTAACACTAAGTTTATTGTAAAAGGTGACGGTGATATTTATTATGATGGTGCAGACCAAGGTGCATACGATACTTACGAAGATGCTCAATTGGTTCGTGCTTACGATAAGTATATAGCTAATCCTGCTACAATTATTGATTCTAAGTTTGACCAATATATTAAGTACAACAAAAAAACTTTAGAAGACGCACAATTAATAGGTGTTAGTGAAAATGGTGAACCTCCGTTAGTATCATTAACAGGCTTTCAAAGACTACATAATGGTGCTATTTGGCAGCAATATGAGAAACACCAAAAACTAGCAGAGGCTGTATACGAAATGGCAAAAGAAGCATTAGGTGAAGACAAAGCAGATGCAATACTTGAAAAGCATGATATAAAATTACTGAATTAAGGAGAAAACTATGGCAATAACAGCAAATATGACAACACATGATGGAGTAGCACTTACGGATGCTTATGTAAGA